GGAAGCTGAAGGATCGCAATCGGGATCCCGAAAAAGAACGAGCTCGATTCCGCCGGTACCGGGAAACGCACCGGGAAGAGATCAACGAAAGAGCTCGTCTCCGGCGGATTCGCAATCCTGGTCTCGTGGCCGCTGACAACGCCTATTACAAAAAGAAGCGAAAACTTCTGGCGCAGGAGGCTGCATCATGAAGGTTGAAAACGGAAAAATCGTAGAGGCCACAGAGGGAGAGCTTTTCTCCCTCTACCTCGACCGCGGCATGGATGACATTATGGACTTCCATGAGTACCTGCGCCGCATGGAGTCAGCCGGCTGTGCTGTAAAGGACGGTGCAGATCCATGACAACGAATCTCTACTCGGTGTGCGCTGCCGACTATGAATGGTCTTGCTTTGTGTTTGACACTTCCAGGAACAAAGCGAAATTGCGTGCTGCAGAACGCTTTGGCGAAGATTATATCAACATGAGGTGCAAAACTCTCAAGCGTGGGGTCAACTATCCGTTCTCCCTTGTTGTCGATTGCGAAACCGACGAAGGGTACGAAATGGTCCTACAATGCGGTTTCCGCTACATGACAGAGGAGGATGTCTGGGATGAGTACGATTAAGTCAGTTCAGTGTGCCAATTTCACAGCTTTCCTCGGCGAGACTTTTCGGTTCAGTCTTGTCAGGGAGAGCGGGAAGGTCGGTAGCATGATCCAGACTGGTAAAGTGCAGCGGATTCATCGAGCAGCCCGTCGGATGGCCGTCGACCTGTATATTCCGGAGTTGAAGTGCACCCACAGTTATTTTGCCACGGAGATCTATTTTCGTGGACATGCCAAAAGCAGAGGAGAATGAATATGCCGAAAGCAAAAACCGTGGAGGGTCAGGCCGTGGAGATCGCAGCGATGGTCATGCAGGCAGCTGGCCTGTGCCGGTATGACGATGTGGGTAAGTGTCGGCGGTTGTTTCCTGATGGACACTTCAGAGAACTCGTCGGTGAAGAAGAAACTCACTTCCAGTACGGCACCCAGCGGTACAACTGGGAGAATGTCCCTCTGATCTGGCTCCGCTATAACGATGAGGAACTGCCTCTGCTGCGCTTTGTCTGCGATCTGATCGACGATTACAACTGGCAGACCTCTGTTACCGCCGACGTGCTGCGTGACGTTGCCAAGATCGTTTACGTCCTGCGCAACTACGGCGGTCAGGATATCAATACATTCGTGAAAGAGCTCCGCGATGCCCTGGCTATTCAGGTTGAGGGCGACGGCGGCGTTGACACCATCAAAGCCGACATCGATGTGGATAGCGTTCTGGCCTTCCTGGACAAGCAGCGCCGCGACACCTATGAGTTCGCATCAGCTGTTGACACCAAGGATCCCGAACTCGGCAATGCCTCCGGTAAGGCAATCGGCTTCCGGTACATGGATCTGGATGCCGACTGCACCGACCTCAGTGCCGCGCTGTCTGACAGCTTTGAGCAGATGAAGCCCTTTATCGACACCTGGCTGCAGGCCGCCGGCAAGGGTGATTTCTCTGCTTCGGACTTCGAAATTGTTTTCAACAAAGACATGCCCATCGATGAGACCGAGATCATCACCAATATCAACGCCAGCGCGAACCTGCTTTCCAAGCGCACCCAGCTGGAGAACCATCCCTGGGTAACCGATGTCGATGAGGAGCTGAAGGCCATCGAAGAAGACCGCAAGAAAGCCATGAAGGAATTTGGCGAGGATCTGTTCCACGATCACAACGATGATGACGATGATCCGAAGGGCGGTGTGAAGGATGGCAAGCAAACCGAGTAAGGAATACTGGATTGAGAGATCTATCCAGCGCGAGCAGGAAGCTTACCTGATCGGCGTTGAGCTGGACAAACGGCTCTTTCAGGAATATGACCGTGCCACCAGAGCACTCCGGAAAACAATCCGGGACTTCTATGCCAAGTATGGCAAAAAGCACGACCTCGCGTATGAGGACGTGGTAAAGAAGCTCTCTGCAAAGGAGCTGCAGGAATGGAAACGCACTCTGGAGGAGTACCTGGCAGAAATCAACGCTGCCACCGACCCCAAGGTCAGGGAAGCTCTGATAGCCCAGCTGGACGCTCTGTCCACCAACAGTCAGATTTCCCGTCTGGACGCTCTGATCGCGGACACCCGCGTGCAGCTGGATCAGCTGTATGACCGTTGCCGGCAGGAAATGACAAACGGCTTCGCGGAGATCTACTCCGAGAGCTATTATCATAAGCACTTCGACCTGCAATGCCGCGCCGGCCGGCTGGCCGACGTGGTTAAGCTGACGCCGGTGATGATCTCGGATGCGGTATCGTATCCGTGGTCCGGCGCCATGTTCTCTGACCGGTTGTGGAAAAACAAAGAGGCGCTGCTTTTCAACATCCGGGAGATTATCACCCAAGGTCTGATCCAGGGCAAGAGCCTCCCGGAGACATCGAAGCAGCTCTCGGCCAAGATGGGGCAGTCCTACAAGGTCGCGGAGCGGCTTGTCCGGACAGAAACCAATCACCTTCACAACCGGGCCGATCTGGCCGCCTACGACGCCGCCGGTATTGCGGAATATGAGTTCATGGCCACGCTGGATGCCCGGACGTGCGCACAGTGCGGTGCCATGGACGGCAAACACTTCCCTGTCAAAGATGCCCAGCCGGGCGTCAACTTTCCTCCTCTGCATCCGAACGATCGCTGTACCACTGTGGAGTATGATCCGGACGACGCTGCAGACTGGGCCGCTTCAGGCGAGGAAATGCCGGAGAGCATGACCTACGAGGAATGGTCCGATCAGCTGGGAGTTTACGAGAGTGACGTGGACGATGTTGCCAGGCGTGCGGCAAAAAGCTTAATCACTGGCAAAAAGGTTGTGCCTTTCAGCGGCCTGGATCCTGACCTGCGGAAGGCGTTCCGTGCCGGCTTGAACACAGCTGATCCTGACGTAGCCAAGGTACTCAGGAATACTTACCGAACCGTAGACTATGCAATCAGCAAAAACGCCGGTTCGTCACAGCGCCGCAGCCTTTTCTCCAAAAACACCGTGACGCTCGGCCGGAAGGCCTCTGCAGATACAATCGCTCACGAGCTTTTCCATGAGATCGATGTCGCCAACGGCAACATCAGTCTGCAGCTTTCACAGGCTATCTCGCAAGATATGGTTGCTCTGAACGTTGCCAGCAACGGAGATATCCTTGCTTACCTGCAGGCAAACTATCCCGGAGCGCTCCAGACGAAGCGCAAAGGAAGGGTTAAGCTGAAAGCCCCATACCGCGGCATAGCAGATATTTTGAACGGAATGTCTGGCGGCAACGAATGGTACGGTTATGGCCACGATCCGGCTTATTGGAAAATCCTCGGGAACCTTGAGGCGGAAGCGTGGGCCCAGTTTGGCCGAACCTACTATGTCAGCGATCCTGATGTCGTAAAAATGTTCTCTAGCCTCTTCCCAAACCTTGATAAACATGCTAAACTGCTCTTGAATGGGGTGATTTGAATGTGGAAAGGCCTTATGACAGAAGAGCTGGAAAGGCTGTTTGATCTGTATGCCGAACAGCATAACGGCGCAGACCCCGACGAATATGAAGACATCGATTACGACGACATCTCCTATGAGGAGTTTGTCGGATATATCCGCAAGTGTTTGGAAACCGGGCTCGCAATTCCCGACGTAGTTGAAGATTAACCACCGATGCCGATGGCGCCGGTGGTTTTCTTATACCCAAATCGTTGATCTGACCGCCTCCGGGCGGTTTTTTCATGCAAAAAACGGGGTGACCTGTCCCTGACCAACAGGCAAGGCAATGGGCGTGGAAGTCGCTTAATAAACAGCCGGAAAGGAAAAAACATGATTTCTGAAGCAATCAAGGCCCTGTTGGGCGAGGAGCTGACCGGCCAGGTGGATGCCGCTCTGAAGGGCAAAGGCAAAGACGGCAAGGACGTCGATCTGGTCGTTGGCAACGATGGCAGCTATGTTCCTGCAGATAAGTATGACGGTGCTCAGCGCCGGGCAAGTGCTGCAGAAAACGCGCTGAAGGCTGCCGCCGATGCGGTCAAGGAGCTGGGCGGCTCTGGTGATCCCACCAAGCTGTCCGAGGATGCCGCAAAGGCCAAGAGCACCATCGAAACGCTGAAGACTGACCACAAGAAGGAAATCGCCAAGATCCAGAAGGACACCGCCGTCCGCATGGCTCTGGCCGATCTCGCTCACGATCCTGCCGATGTGATGCGGCTTCTGGACATGGACAAGATCGAGATTGATTCCGATGGCAATCTGAAGGCCCCTCTGGACTCTATGGTCGAGCCCATTAAGACAAGCAAACCCTATCTGTTCAAGGAACAGCCTCCCGCTGATCCTCAGCCCCCTGCGCAGCCTCCGCTGAAAGGCGCCAAGCCTGCGCCCCCTGCCCCTGGTCCCCAGAAGCAGTACACCATGGAAGAGATTGGGAACATGTCCATGGATGAATACGCTGCCTATCGTGCGCAGCAGTCTGGATTCCCCAAAAATTGATTTTGAAAAGGAGAACGTAAATTATGCCTAATAACTTTCTGACTCCCCAGATCATCGCTCGTGAAGCTCTGATCGTGCTGGAGAACAATCTGGTCATGGCCAACCTGGTCCACCGCGACTACTCTGACGAGTTCGCACAGGTCGGCGACACCGTCACCATCCGCAAGCCTGCTAAGTTCAATGCCAAGAACTTCACCGGCAACATCATCCGTCAGGATGCATCCGAGGGCAGCGTGGCTGTCAAGATCGACCGCCACCGCGACGTGTCCTTCTCTGTCACCTCCAAGGAGATGACTCTGGACATCCGCGATTTCAGCGAGCAGCTGATTTCCCCCGCTATGCGTGCCATCGCACAGGCTGTGGATGAGGATCTGCTGAACGAGGCAGCCAACATCGATGCTGTTGTGGCCGGCACCGCTTCCCCCACCAACCTGGCTGATATCGCCGGCCTGTCCAAGACTCTGGACCTGGCAAAGGTTCCCATGGATCAGCGCCGCCTGGTTCTGGATCCGAACCACAAGTATCGCTATGCTCTGACCGACAACCTGTCCAAGGTCGCCTATGCCGGCAACGGCGAGACTCTGCGTAATGCCGAGCTCGGCCGCATCTACACTCTGGACACCTACATGGATCAGAACTGCCCCGGCTCTCTGGCTGCTACCCCCGGTACCGCGACCGCCTTCAAGGTCACCGGCACCAAGGGCACCAAGGTTGTTGCCCTGTCCGGCGTGACTGCGGCTACCGCAACCATCAAGACCGGCGACGCTTTCATTCTGGATGGCATCCGCTATCACTTCGCAGCAGACGCTACCGCCGTTTCCGGCGCCGTCGCCACAGTGGCCATCGACTCCGAGCTGATCAAGGATTACGCTGCAGCTGACGCCTATGTGGCCAACAAGTTCCACTCTCTGGCCTTCCACCGCAACGCTATCGCACTGGTCACCCGTCCTCTGGCTCTGCCCATGGGCGCAGCCAATGCCGCCATCGTGAGCCACAACGGCCTGGGTGTCCGCGTGGTCTATGGCTACAATCAGGATACCAAGACCGACACCTGCTCTCTGGATATCATCTACGGCATCAAGACCCTGGATAAGACCATGGCCGTCAAGCTGGTGGGTTAATATGGCAAACGCGGAACGGCTTACACAGCTGAAGACAGCTCTCGGCCTCTCCGGAAATGAAAAGGACGCTCATCTGTCCTTTGTTCTGGAAGTCACCGAGGAGCAGGTACTGTCTTATATTCATCATGAGACCCTGCCTGAAAAGCTGGAACGGACGCTGATTCTGATTGCCGCCGCGTACTGGAAAGCCGCGGGATTCGGGAGCGAACAGACCGCTTCCGGTCCCGTGACATCTGTTAAGCGCGGCGACGTCACCACGTCGTTTGCAGCGACCGGCGGCGCCGATGCTTCCGCCGGCACATTCGGCCTTGGCGGCGGGGACGGCTTCTTTGGCTGGCGGACCGTCCTTAACGCCTACAGAAAGCTGAGGTGGTGACATGGGCTTCGGTATTCCTGCAGCTGAACGGGCTGCTCTGGAAGCCACCTACGAGGACACCGCGACTATTCAGGGGACGACGACCGAAACTGTCGGCTTCATCGATAAGACGAAGCCTGCAGAACTCGTCTCCGGTGTCCCGTGCGCATTGAGCTGGAAGGCTGATAGCAGCCGGCAAAGCGATGCACAGCAGGATGTGGAATATGACCGCGTTCTGTTCATTGCTCCGGAGCTGGAGATTCTCCCCGGCTACTTTGTTACCATCAACCGGCTCGGCAAAAACGAATACTATGAGGTCGTTGGCAAGCCGGTACGGTATGCCACACATCAGCAGGTGTTCCTTAAAGGGCGTGATCTCCCGTGAGTGTCGACTTCAGTGAGATTTCTGAAATGCGAAAGAGGATGGAAGCCCTGGCAGACGATATGCCCAAAATCATGGAGCAGCTCGTCATCGGCGAAGGCGTGTATGCCGTAACGCAGGCACGCCGGATCTGTAAGGAAGAAGGCATCGTGAATAACGGTACCTATCGTATGAACTTCCACACCGGTAATAGAGCCTCCGCACCGTCCATCAGTGCGGAGGCCTACGACGGAAAGCGGATCCGCCAGAAGGGCAGTAACTACTTCATCGATGTTTACAACAATCTGGATTATGCCCAGCATCTAGAACACGGATTCCGCTCTCACTTCGTGCCCGGCTATTGGCAGGGGCACACTTTCGTCTACCAGCCCGGCTTTCCCGGCGGTATGTATGTTGGCCCTTATAACGGTTTTGTCCCGGGGCACTTCGTCCTACGGCGAGCAATCAGACGGACCAAGCTCACCTCGGATGCACGTATCCAGAGGAAATTTGACAGCATCCTCAATCAACGCATAAACGGAAAGGGAAATTCCCATGACAATGAATGATGTGCTGCAGGCCGCGGCGGGAAAGCTCAAGGGCCTGTGGCCCGACAGAAAGGTTCACTGCAATGAGATCCCAAGAGATGCCGACGGCACTTTCCACATCTCATTCACGGATAGCGAACAGCGGCAGGAGCTGGATCGGCGGTACCGTCGCACTGTTGGCGTCCAGATTCTCTTTTTCCTAGCTTCACGTGAAACGATGGAATATTTGGACTGGGCCGAGCAGATGTATGATAATTTCCGCTATCTGACCGTTGGCGATCGCCTCCTGCGCCTGCAAAACTGCTCTGCGCAGAAGGACTCCGAAAGCCGGTTTTTCCAGTTCCTGTTTGACATCGACATGAACTTTGTCGAGGCAACTCCTGACAGTGAACCCATGGAAAATCTCCAGCTACAGGAGGATCTTAAATCATGAGTAACAAATCTGCGGTTTTTACCCGCGACCAGCTGATCCGGAGCATCGAGTTCCGCGACCAGCGTGATCTTGTCATGGCTCTGCTGGAGCCGGACAAGACCTATACGAAGGCGGAGGCCAAGCGTATCCTCCGCAATTATCTGAAAGGAACGGTGAAATAATATGCCTAAGGGTGGAGGCACCTTTACGGTGCAGAACAAGGTTCTCCCTGGCGCTTACGTCAGATTCCTCTCCTCCGGCAACCCCGTGGCCATGGGCGAGCGTGGTATCGCTGCTCTGGCTCTGGAGCTGGACTGGGGCCCTGAGAACCAGGTATATTCTATCGATGCCGGCGATTTCAATCAGCGTGCGCTGACTGATCTCGGCTTCGATCCTACCGCGGCCCAGCTGCTGCTGGTTCGCGAAGCGCTTAAGCGCGCAAGTAAGCTGCTGATCTACCGTGTCAATTCCGGTGGCGCCAAGGCAACCGCAACCGTCGGCGGCCTTACTGTGACCGCCAAGTACGGTGGTATCCGCGGCAACGATCTGAAGGTTGCCATCGTGACCAACGTTGACGATGATTCCATGGTCGACGTCATCACCTATCTGGATGCCGCCGAGGTGGATGTCCAGACCGTGGCCAAGGCTGGTGGCGCAGCCTCTCTGATCGCCAACGATTACATCACTTTCGGTACCGCAGAAACGCTTACCGCGGCCGCTGCGGTTTCCCTGTCCGGCGGCGCCAATGGTGCCGTCAACGGTGCTGCATTCACCGCATGCCTGACCGCACTGGAGGTCGAGGAGTTCAACACCTTCGGCTATCCCGGTACCGACGCTGCTACCAAGGCTCTGGTATCCGCCTTCATCAAGCGTCTGCGCGAGGACGAGGGCAAGTATGTGGTTGGCGTTCTGCATGACTATACCGTTGCAGACAGCATCGGTATCATCAGCGTCAAGAACGGCGTAAAGCTGGCCGACGGCACCATCCTCACCGGCGATAAGGCCGTTGCGTGGGTCGCCGGCGCATCTGCAGCTGCAGAGGTGAACGAGAGCCTGACGAACACCACCTATGAGGATGCTGTCGACGTCGACATCAAGTACACCAAGAGCCAGTATGAGGCAGCTATCAAGGCCGGCGAGTTCGTTTTCTACGCCGAAAACAACAAGGCTTATGTCCTGGCCGACATCAACTGCCGCACCACCTTCGGCGGTGGCATCACCAGCGACTGGACGTCCAACCGCGTCATCCGCGTGCTGGATGGCTGGGCAAGTGACGTCGCCCGGATTTTCGGCAGCCAGTATCTGGGTACCGAAACCAACAGCGACACCGGCCGCAGCCTCTTCCGTGCTGATCTGATTGCCCTGGGCAACGAGTATAACGCCATCGATGCCATCAGCGACTTCCTCCCCGAGGACGTTACTGTGGATCAGGGCACTGGCAAGCGTGATGTCGCCGTCAACTGTGCGCTGAAGCCCAACGACAGCATGGAAAAGCTGTATATGACCGTTGTGGTCAATTAAGGGAGGAGTGAATAGCTATGAATACCATCAAATCCCAGGACACTATCAGCGGTAAGGAAGGCCGTGCGTATGCAAAGATCAACGGCAACAACGAGGAGATGTTTTTTGCAAAGAGCATCGAGGCCAATGTCGAGAAGACCAAGTCCCAGGTGAAGGCCATCGGCAAGCGCATGGTTGGCCACAAGACCACCGGCGGTGAAGGCACCGGCTCCATGAAGCTGTATTACTTCTCTCCGCTGTTCCGCAAGCTGCTGGTCGAATGGAAGCGCACCGGTGTGGACGCCTATTTTGATCTGGTGATGGAGAACAGCGACCCCAGCTCCGCCGCCGGCACGCAGACTGTTCTGCTGATCGGCGTCAATCTGAATTCCACGGTTTTGGCCAAGCTGGACGGTGACAGCGATGATCCTCTGGAGGAGGAAGTCGATTTCACCTTTGAGGACTTCGAATACCTCACCGAATTTAACAAGATCTGATCCCAAGGGGGACGCTCTCTGCAGGGTGTCCCCCCTATTTTTTGTAAGGAGGACTTTGTCTCATGAGTAAGCTGATGGATTTCCTGATGGAAGGCAATGCGACCGATGAGGTCACTATGGAAGTCTCTGTAAAGGGATTCCCCGAGCCTTTCGTCGTCCGTAGTATTTCCGAGGCAGAAAACAAGGCCATCCGTAAGGCCTGCCAGACTGCTCGCTTCGATAAAAAGACTCACCAGAAGGTGGTCGAGACCGACAATGACCAGTACAATGCCCGGCTGATTGCCGCCTGCTGCGTGGATCCCAACTTCAAAGATGCCGATCTGCAGGAAAAGTACGGCGTCAAGGGTGCCGAAGCTCTGATCAACAAGCTGCTGAAGCCTCATCAGTTCCTCGACGTTCTGATCGCTGTCAACGAAGTGAACGGCTTCCAGGACGATATCAACGATCTGGTTGAAGACGCAAAAAACTCATAAGGGAGGGTGACGACGCGCTTTACGCGCACTTCGCTCTCCAGCGCCTGAATATCCTGCCGAGTCAATTTGCGGGGCTTCCTCTGCGGGAAAGGGCGTTTCTCTGTGCCTCCATCGATCTCGAAATAGAGGCAGAAAAGACCCGCAGGAAAAAACATGAAAAGGGGTGAGTGCTTATGTCGGTTTCCAGTCAGATTTCTGTACGTGATGCTGCCAGCCGGAAGCTGGAGAGAATCGCGGCCAAATATGAAAAGCTGGAACGTTCTGCAAGAGCTGCAGACACGGCGACCCGCCTTTCCGGCCGAAACACCGCGGATGCTTACGACCGCGCCGGTCGCTCTGTTAACTCGGCAGGCGGAAATATCGATGCATTCAATCGCCGCCAGCGTGCTGCCAGCGACCAGGCATCCACCATCGGCGGCCTCTGGAACAACATCAGCGGCTATATCAAGGCGGCAGGCGCCGCGCTTGGCCTCTCGAAGCTCGGAGAGTTGTCGGATACGTTGACGGGCAACCGGGCAAGGTTGTCCCTGATCGTTGACGACGGCGGCTCTGTGGCCGCGCTGGATAAGGAGATTTATGCTTCTGCCATGCGTGCCAGAACTGCATACACAGACACCGCAGCTGTCATTGCCAAACTGGGCATGACTGCCGGCGGATCCTTCTCCGGTAATGACGAGATGATCGCCTTTACCGAACTTATGAGCAAAAACTTCGCCGTAGGCGGTGCCTCCTCTACGGAGCGAGCATCTGCCATGTATCAGCTGACGCAGGCAATGGCCTCCGGCCGCCTGCAGGGTGATGAGTATAGATCCATCATCGAAAACGCACCTCTGCTGGCAAAAGCAATCGAGGACTATATGCGTAACGTGCAAGGCGCCACCGGTTCCATGAAAGAGTGGGCCGCTGAAGGTATGCTGACTGCAGACGTGATCAAGGCTGCCATGTTCAGCAGCGCCCAGGAAGTCGAGGATCGCTTCGCCAAGCTTCCCATGACCTGGGCACAGGTTGGTACCATGGCCGGCAACATGGTCATCAAAGCATTGAATCCTCTGCTCACCGGCATCAACTGGGTCGCCAACAACATTTCCATCATCGGCCCCATGGTTCTCGGCCTTGGAACTGCCTTTGCTGTGTTCCAGGTGGCCGCACACTGGACGCAGATTGCTGCAGCTGCTACCGGTCTCTATACCACGGCCATCGGACTACTTAAGTTCGGTTATGCAGTCCTGACGGGCCAGCAAACCGTATTGACTGCTGCCACCGCGAAGTATAATGCAACCCTTTTGGCAAGCCCCATCACATGGGTTGTCATGGGCATTGCACTGCTGATCGCCGCACTCTATGCCGGCGTGGCAGCGTACAACAAATTCACCGACTCCGGCGTATCTGCCACCGGCATTATCGGCGGCGCCTTCGCGGTACTCGGTGCCCACGTGCTTAACACGTTTATCGTTCCGCTCTGGAACGCCTTTGCGTCCATTGCGAATTTCTTTGGCAATGTATTCAACAATCCTGTCGCGGCCGTGCAGGTCCTTTTCTATGACATGGCTCTGACGGTACTGGGATATATCGCGAATATGGCGCACGGCATCGAGACGCTGATCAATAAGATCCCCGGCGTGACAGTCGACATCACCAGCGGCCTGGATAATTTCTACAACGGTCTGGAGGCTGCCCAGAAGGCGGTCAAGGACGAATCCGGCTGGACAGAGTATGTGAAAAAGATGGACTTTTTCGATTACTCCAACGCTGCCAGCGCCGGCTACAATTTCGGCGAAGGTGTGGCCGAAAAGATTGCCGGCGTGTTCACCGGAGCTGATAGCACTTTTGATCTCTCCGGAATTGCCTCCAGTCTGGATGATGTGGCCATCAACACCGGCAAAATGGCCAACGAGGTACACATCGCCGACGAGGATCTGCAGTTCTTTAAGGACGTGGCCGAAATGCGCTATGTGCAGAACTTCGTAACCCTCACGCCTTCTGTTTCTATGAACGCGAATATCTCTGAAAAGGTTGACGTCAAATCCGTGGTTCATGAGATCAGCGTCATGCTGGACGAGCAGATCGCCTCCAGCGCGGAAGGAGTGTTCGCATGAGCTACGCTATTGTACTAACTTTCCCGGATGGCTCTCGGCTGAATCTCCCTGTGCTGCCTGCAAAGCTGCAGGTATCCTCTCCGGGCGCCAACAAAACCGCAACCGTCCTCGGTATCGGTGAAGTTCTGCTGCTGCGTACCAAGGCGCTGCGTACAATCGCCTGGGAAAGCTTTTTCCCGGCCCACAGCGCGCCGTTTGTCACAGGGGGCACCGTTACCCCTATTGCCGCGGTACGTACGATTCAGGAAGCCAGAGACGCCAAGGCGCCGCTTTCCTTTTCGTTGCGCGGGACTGATCTTGACGTCAATCTGCAGATGGGCATTGATGACTTCACCTATGACGAGCGCTACGGCGAAGTCGGTGACATCTATTATTCCATCAAGCTTTCTGAATGGAAGGATTATTCCGTTAAGCGCCTGATTCTTTCTGGCGGCAGTGGCACTGCCACCGTCGCACAGAAGGAACGCTCCGGATCTCCGGAGCCGGCAACCACAACCAACACATACCCCGTTGCCTCCGGAGACAGTCTGTGGGCTATTGCCAAAAAGCACTACGGCGACGGGTCCAAGTGGAAAGCCATTTATGAGGCCAACAAGAGTACGATCGGAGCAAATCCGAATCTCATTTACCCGGGGCAGGTGCTGACGCTGCCATGATCATTCAGTACCAAAACAATCTGACCGGCGATGCTTTTGACATCACCAAACTGGTCACCAATGCCACATGGACCACCAAGCGACGCGGCTCTCCGGCGCAGCTGGATCTTACTGTACTCGCTGATCCTTCGGTTGAGTGGTCCCATGGTGGCATCGTGACTCTGCTGAACGATGAAAACAAAGGCCTGTTTTATGGCTATGTTTTCAAAATCGACCGCAGCCATGAGGAAACTGTATCCATTACTGCTTACGACCAGCTCCGGTACCTGAAAAACAAAGACACCTATGTTTTCACAGGTGTTCGCGCCGATCAGGTCATAAAGCTGATCAGCGAAGACTATAAGCTGAAGCTCGGAACCCTGCCGAACACCGGCTATGTCATTCCCTCTATGGTTTTCGACATCAAATCGCTGTTTGATATCATCCTGGAGGCTCTGGACCGCACGCTCATCAATGGCGGCCGGATGTTCTATCTGTGGGAT